CCACCGCAGACCAGTGGACTCAGGATAGAATCTACCTAGAGCGCGACTCTGGCGAGAAAGACCCTACCGTACAGGCTATTGGTATGGGTCAGCAGATTTACGGTACTCGCGCGGACCTCATCATCCTTGATGACGTTATCACCACAACGAATGCCCATGAATGGGAAAAGCAACTTAACTGGCTACAGAAGATGGTTATCACCCGTGTGGGTGCTACCGGTACTCTGGTTATTGCTGGTACTCGTGTATCCTCTGTGGACCTCTACAAAGAGATACGCAACCCAGATAACTGGTCTGGCGATAAGTCCCCATTCACCTACTTGGCTATGCCAGCGGTTCTTGAATACGCTGATAAGCCAGAGAACTGGGTAACTCTCTGGCCCCACTCTGACCGAGTGTGGGATGGAGCAGACCCAGAGTATGATGCAGAACTTCTAGTACAGGACGAAGATGGATACTTCCCGAAGTGGGACGGCAAGAGACTGTTCCACCGCCGCAGTGAAGTTAACCCTTCTACTTGGGCTCTTGTATACCAGCAACAGGATGTGGAAGAAGACGCAATCTTCCCGCTTATCTCTGTTAACGCGTGTGTCAACCGCATGCGCAAGCCTGGTACTATCAAGCCCGGTACTCCAGGACATCCACGAGATGGACAATGGGTAACTATCCTAGGATTTGACCCTGCCATGGTAGGTAACTCTGCTATGGTAGCCTATGCCGTAGAACGGCAAACAGGCCAGCGTATGGTTCTAGATGTGTTTAACATGACAGAACCTACCCCAGCAAAGATTCGTAACCTCATTGAAGAATGGGTTACCAAGTATAACCCGATGGAAATACGTATTGAAATTAATGCGTTCCAAAAAGCCTTTGCGCTGGATGAAGACCTGCGCATGTGGCTTGCCAATCGGGGTGTCCGATTCAGTGAGCAATTTACTGGTAAGAACAAGTGGGACACGAACTTTGGCGTTGCTGGTATGTCTGGGTTGTTTGGCTCTATCCGTGAGGGTAAGCATCAAAACGACAACCTGATAGAATTACCAGATAATACTAACGAACACATCAAGGCTCTGGTTAACCAGTTAATTACTTGGAAGCCAGATACCAAAAATAAGACCGACTGCGTTATGGCTTTATGGTTTTGTGAGTTGCGAGCAAAAGAACTTGTTCAGCAATCAGGAAGCCGTATCTACCACACCTACAACAGGTACGCTACACGTCGCAATGAAGAGCAACGCATTGTCTTTGACTTAGACGAACTTGCTGCAGAACAATCTATAATCTACATTTAGGGCTATAATGCTAAGTATCGAACAAATCACTGACAAGGTGCTGTCGCTGCAAGACCGCTACAGTGCCCGTGACCAGAGAATGCGCGACATCACTGCTGTACGCCGTGGCTACATGGAGTCTGTGGCTCCAGACATGTTCCCTGAGGGAATCTCCAAGCCAATGATTGCTAACTTTGTTGACGTTGTTGCGCGAGACCTAGCAGAGACACTAGCCCCTCTACCATCGTTTAACTGCTCAACTGTTAATAGCACGAGCGATTCCGCTCGCAAGGCTTCGGATAAGCGAAGCATGATTGCTAATAACTATGTTCAGAATTCTGGGTTACAAACTCAGATGTACACTGGTGCTGACTGGATATTTACATATGCCTTCATGCCCATTGTTGTAGAGCCTGACTTTGAGGCTCGTATGCCACGCATTCGCATAGAAAACCCTATGGGTGCTTACCCAGAGTATGACCGCTATGGAAAATGTGTTTCATACACTAAGCGATACCTAAAGACTATTCGGGAACTTATTGTAGATTTCCCTGAATATGAAACACGTATCCTTGGTAAACTTGGTTACCAAAACCAAGACCTTAATACCGAACTAGATGTATTGCACTATCAGGATAAAGACCAAATCGTCATGTTCCTGCCACAGCGCGATTCATTGGTATTGCGTAAAGCAAAGAATCCACTAGGTAAGTTAGCAATTGTTGTGCCACGTAGACCGGGCATTGACGTTGATGACCCACGTGGACAGTTTGATGACGTGCTATGGGTGCAAATTGCACGAGCACGCTTTTCCCTTCTGGCAATGGAAGCAGCCGAGAAATCCGTACAGGCTCCTATTGTCGTTCCCCAAGATTTACAAGAATTTGCATTTGGTCCTGATGCAGTCTTGCGTACTAACAACCCAGCAGGCGTACGCCGCGTAGGACTAGAACTACCAACTGGTGCATTTACCGAACAACAGATTCTGGAAACAGAAATGCGTATGGGTTCACGTTACCCTGAGGGTCGCTCAGGTAACATGGATGCTAGTGTTATTACTGGTTCTGGTGTTCAGGCACTAATGGGTGGCTTTGATTCTCAAATCAAGGCTATGCAAATGATTATCGGTGAAGCGTTAGAAGAAGTTCTTGCTCTTTGCTTTGAGATGGATGAAAAACTTTTCCCTGGCGAAAAGAAGCAACGTGGCACATTCAATGGTGCCCCGTATGAATTCAAGTATGATTCAGGAAAAGACATTAATGGTGACTACACCATTCAGGTTCGTTACGGACTTATGGCTGGGCTTGACCCGTCACGTGCGTTAATCTTCTCCCTACAGGCTTTACAAGCCAATCTAGTATCCCGTGATTTTATCATGCGAGAGTTACCATGGAGCATGAATGTTTCAGGTGAACAAGAGCGCATTGATATAGAGCGAATGCGTGATTCACTATCAGCATCGCTATCGTCCCTAGCCCAAGCCATCCCACAGATGGCAATGCAAGGACAGGACCCATCAGGTATTGTGGGACAGATTGCAAAAGTTATTGAACTTCGCCGTAAAGGTGTAGCAATCGAAGAGGCAGTAGTCAAGGTATTTGAAAAACCAGAACCAGAGACTAAGCCAGAAGAACCACAGACACCTGCACAGATGACACCAGAACAACTGGTTATGCAATCTATGGGTCAAGGTGCTCCTCCAGCAGAAGAACCAACTCCTCCGACCGAGGAAGAAGTTCCACCTGCAGGTCCTGCTGGAGGACAACCGCCTGTTGACCTCGCTGGAATCTTAGCACAACTTGGTGGTTAGTCGTGACTACAATCCTTGCTGTTCAATACGACAATGGATTTGTATTTGCAGCAGATAGTCAAGTTACTGAGAATGAACGCCCCTACATGCACAGTGACGTTAAAAAAATCACCGAAGATGGTGAATACGTAATTGCTGGAGCAGGGAACGCAAGGTTTTGTGATGTTGTCCAATATGGATGGAAGTTACCTAGATACGATGGAACCGAAGGATATCGGTTCATGGTTAGCAAGGTTATCCCAGAACTAAAAAAAGCACATGATTCTACTGGAGTTAATCTAGATAAAGAAGATGGGTTTTCTTTTCTTATAGGATTAGACAACAAGATTTACTATGTTGCTGAAGACTACTCAGTGCTACGCACTGATACTGGTATCTACGCAATGGGCACTGGTGGAGAACTTGCACTAGGTGCATACCACGCTGGTGCTACAATTAGACAAGCAATGAGAACCGCCATTAAGTTTGATGTAAACAGCGGCGGTAAAATACAGATTGTGAAACGAGGAAAGCAGAATGGCTAAGCAACAAGGTGGGTACCGTAGACCCAGCAATCCTGCACCAGTTTCCGGACCAGGCAAACTATCACGTCGTACAGACGGTGGACCATCAAGTAAGTCAACGGTTCAAGGTGTACGCGAAATGTCTGGTGGTGGCAAGTACGGCGAACGTAAAGCCCTAGAAGAAACACAGGCTGGTGCACCTATGCAGGGTAACCCAGTGCAGGCACAAGCCCCAGCAATGACTGCTATGCCTGCTACCCCACCTGCTGCAGGGTTGTTTGACCCAACGCAACGACCTAATGAACCAGTTACTTCTGGTTTACCTGTAGGTCCGGGAAGAACCCCACAGCCACAAATGGCTGGTAACTATGACATGATTATTAAATACATGCCAGCCCTAGAACTTATGGCATCACAAGATGATGCACCTGAACC